CAAACGCTGGACGTATTGACAACCGTATTGAACGCATACGGCATGAGTGCGGACAAGGTAGGTACTGTATCAGATATGCTGGTACAGACGCAGAACAAAGGTAAAGTAACCGTAGGCGAACTGGCAAGCAGCATGGGTAAAATTATCCCAACTGCAAACGCAAGCAATGTTTCATTGGAACAGTTGTGCGCTGGCTATGCGATAATGACCAGCAAAGGTATTGCAGCCGCAGAAACGACAACGTACATGAACAGTATGTTGAATGAGTTGTCGAAGTCTGGAAGTACAACGGACAAGCTATTGCGTGAGAAAATGGGCGGTAGCTTTTCAGAATTGATGAAAAGTGGGAAATCACTTGGGGAAATTCTGGGAGGAATACAAGACGAAGCCAGCAAGTCTGGTCTTGCCCTGTCCGATATGTTCAGCAGTTCGGAAGCAGGAAAAGCGGCAATGTCGCTGTTATCAAACGGCGTTGACGGCTTCAATGCAAGCGTACAAGATATGGTGAATAGCGTTGGAGCAACAGACAGCGCATTTGCCAAAATGGAAGACACCACAGAAGCCAAAATGGAAAAGGCAAAGAACAGTATTGCGAATTTGAGCATTGTTCTTGGTCAAAACCTACTGCCGATTGTAGGAAACATGGCAGACAAAGTGGCAACCGTGGTCACGAAAGTTTCAGAATTTGCAGCAGCAAACCCAAAGTTAGTGCAAACGGTCTTAAAGGTAGCAGCAGGACTGGCAGCACTGAAAGTGGGAATGTTGACAACAAAGCTGGTTACTTTATCAGCGGAAGACGGCATATTGTCACTGGCAAAGAAGCTGGTTGGCTTGCGTGCCGGATTTATTGAGAACGCAGCAACAAGCGCAGGTTTTGCAGCAAAGCTGAAAGCAGCCGGAAGCGGTGTACTTTCTTACTTTGGCAACGTCAAAGGTGCTTTGGGCGGCGTAGGTTCTGCAATAGGTAATATTTTCAGCGGAAACAGAGTAATTGGAGCAGTTACGGGCTTCATGGGCAATGTGAAAGCGTCCGTTGTCAATGGCTTCATGGGACTTGCTACAAAGGCAGGCGGGGCACTGACAGGCGCAGGAACAAAGCTGCTGGGGCTTTTACTCAAACCGTTTTCACTGGTTGGCGGCAAACTGGGTCCGATACTTGGAACCGTAGGAACTGCGATTGCAAACAGCCCGCTTGGGAAAATAGGCGGTCTGATAACAAGAGGAATTACCGGGGCTTTCAGTAAGGCAACAACACTGATTGCACCGCTCGGAAACGCAGTCAAAACAGTTCTGGGACCGCTCGGAAACCTTGCCAAAACAGCACTAGGACCGCTGGGAGGTATCGCAGGAAAGATATTGCCAGTTGTGGGCGCTATCACAACAATTATCACGGTCATTAAGCTGGTACAAACACACCTTGAAGAAATACGCAGTTTCATTCAGCGCACTTTTGGTGATGAAGCACTGGCGGTATTTGACAAAATCGTTGCGGTTATAACAAACGTAGAAAACACAATAAAAAATGTGTTTTCTGGTGAGAACATAGGCGCAGCCCGTGACAAAATACAAGAACTGTTCGGAGATAAAGGGGCAGCAGTCTTTGACACGTTTGTAAATGTGCTGGGAACAGTAAAGAACGCAGTTTCAGAGGTTGTGGGCTTCATAACGGCAAATGTTGTGCCAGTAGCAGAACAGGTATTGCAGGTAATCACAACACAAGTGATACCGGGGATTGTTAGCTTTATTCAAGCGGCAGCCCCAACAATCATGCAAATTATACAAAGCGTTGCGGATTTTATCGGGGCAATTATCCCGGTGATAGGCAGCTTTATTGCTGGGCTTATGCCAATTATAAGCGAAATAATCACGTTTATTTCAACTTACGTTTTACCGATTATTTCAGAACTGTTCAGCTTTATTTGCAGCACGGTTCTTCCGGCAATTTCAGACGCAATACAAGCAATTTTACCAGTCGTACAAAACGTACTGCAAACACTGCTTCCAGCCATTCAAACCGCTTTATCAACTATCTGGAATATTGTCAGTCCGATAATTCAAGGAATTTTAGCGGCGGTACAATTTGTAATGCCGACAATTCAAGCTATCGTTCAAAGCGGAGTTCAAGCAATTTCCGGCGTGATTTCTGGAATTGTAACCGTGCTGAATGGAATTATCACTTTTATAACTGGCGTCTTTTCCGGGAACTGGCGGCAGGCTTGGGAGGGCATAAAGTCCATTTTTTCTGGAATTTGGCAGGCTATCAAGTCAGTGTGTACGGGTGCAATTAACGGCATTATATCTGCGGTCAACACGGTTATTCGTGGATTGAACAAAGTAAAAGTGCCAGACTGGGTGCCGGGCGTAGGCGGAAAAGGTATAAACATATCTGAAATACCTATGCTGGCGAAAGGTTCAAGCAATACCCCAGATACATTCATAGCGGGCGAAGCTGGACCAGAGTTAATCACAAACGCACCGGGGCGCACGGTGTTTACTGCCAGCCAGACAAGAAGTATCATGGCGGCACAGAATACGGCAGCCACAACAGCGGCAGCGGTAGCGCCAACAACAGCACCGACCACAACAGCGCAGACGGTAAATAATTACAATACAGCGCCGGAGGTGACAGCAGGAGCAGGCAACAACGGCGGCGGTGCAAAGAATGTAACTATCAACAATAATCCAACAATCGTGGTAAACGGAGATAAGCCGGAAGACTTAGACGCAAAGCTGGAAGAAAACAACAAACGGCTGCTGCGTGACGTTGAAGAATTGCTGGACGAAAAAGAAGACAAAGAAAGGCGGCAGAAATATGACTAAAAGCTACACCACAATATCTGGGGATATGTGGGACAAAATCGCATACAACGAAATGGGAAGCGTTCTGCATACAGATAAGCTGATGAAAGCCAATGTCAAATATGCCAGCACCTACGTTTTCCCAGCCGGGGTTGTTTTAACAATCCCGGAGGTGGAAGACGAAGAAGACTTGGAACTGCCACCGTGGAAAAGGGGGCTGCTGACATAGAATGAGTGCAAAGAACTTGGCACGCCGGGTGGAATTGAAACTGAAATTTGAAAATGTTTCTGTCCCGGCAGACATCAACAAATATTTAAGCAGCCTTACTTTCACTGATGAAGAAGAAGACAACGCAGACGATTTGCAGCTTGCGTTTGATGATAGAGAAAGTAAGTGGCTGGGAAGCTGGCTGGAAGTAAAACCGACATTTGTTAAGACTTCAACGACGGTACAAAAGCAGGTGGAAGCTGCAAGCGTCGTCAATTATGTAGTTAAAAAAGGTGATACCCTTTGGGCTATTGCCAAAAAGTATCTGGGAAGCGGCACGAAATACCAGCAGATTGCCAGTGAAAACAATATCAAGAACCCCAATTTGATATATCCGGGGCAGGTATTTAAAATCACGACAGGCGGGACAGCAACCCAGACGGTTTCAGAAACAAAAGAAACCACAAAAAAGGTGTCAGACCCTAAATTGATAACGGCAACTATTGTGCAGAAAAACTGGCATGACAACGGAAAAGATGTGCATTTGAATTGCGGAACCTTTGAACTGGACAGCGTAGACGCCAGCGGACCGCCAACCAAAATCACATTAAAAGGCACGTCAATTCCGTACACCTCAACCATGAGGGTTGCGAGAAAGTCAAAAGCATGGGAAAACACGACACTGAAAGTGATTGCGGAGCAGATAGCGAAAGAAAGCTGTTTAAAACTGATGTACCTTGCTGGGTCAAACCCGAAATATAAGCGAAAAGAACAGGTGCAGCAGTCAGACATTGTATTTTTGCAGAAGCTATGCAAGGCGGCTGGGCTGGCGTTGAAAGTAACCACAATGAACGTGGTTATTTATGACGCCGAAGAATACGACAGCAAGCCACCTATAAAAACCATAAAATATGGCAGCGGTGATTATTTGTCATACAAGCTGGGAACCAGCCTGCATGATACAGCATACACCAGCTGCCATGTTTCGTATACTGACCCGGACAGCAAGGAAACGATAGAAAGTA